CTTGAAAGCAACTTATGAGTACGCAGGTGTTCCTATGGAACATTTAACGCCGCAAGGTGTTAGTACTATTGTTGATACAGGAACTACAGAAGTCATTGAAGCTTACACAGCTGTCTTATCAGATTTGTTTTTGAATAATCAAAAGTTAGCACGATTTGTGCCTTATGATGACAGCCCTGGCGCTTTTAAAGCTGCCAAAGATGCAAGCAATATGGTAAACTATTGTATCTTTAAAAAGAATAAAGGTTGGGAAATCTTACAAACCTGGATGAAAGCATCTCTTCTCTGGAAGAATAGTGTTATTCGCTGGGATTATATCGAGGATTTCGAATACCTCATGGAAGAGTATGAGCAGATTGACGAAGCTAAACTTGATGAGATCTTGGCGGATCCGAGTTTAGAAATCGTCGGTGAGCTAACGCTCAGTAATGAATCTGAATCAATTGCTTATGTTGACGTAAGGCTACGCAAAAAGCTAGATAAAAGTCGTATTAAGTTAGAAGTTATTCCACCTGAGTCTTTTAGAATTTCAGAAAATGCAAAAGATATTGATGATGCAGAATTCGTAGGATTGCAAACTGAAATATCACGTTCTGATTTGCGTAAGTATTACCCTGAATGGGCAACATCACTTACTGAAAGAGAATGGGACGAATTAGGTGATGGAACTAGATTTTATAGCACAGGCAAATACAGTGAAGATGTAGCGGCTCGTAAAGAAATCACAGGTCAAAACTATTTACAGGGTTATAGTAGAACAAACTACTTAACAGAAGCAAATAAACAAGTAACTCTTACAGAGTCTTGGATGCGTGTAGATAGAGATGGTGATGGAATTGCTGAGTTAAAACACTTTATTACAGTTGACGATCATATTCTTTATGAAGAAGACTGTGATATGATTCCGCTTTCTTCTATTGTACCAATTGATATTCCACATGAATTTTTTGGTTTATCAATGGCAGACTTTGCTAGAAGCAGTACACTAGCTAGCACAGCTATTCTTCGTGGATTTGTAGAAAATACTTATCTTACTAACTATAGCCCTAAACTAGCAGATCCAAATGTAGTAGACTTTAGTGCGCTTCAAAACATGAAGCCAAAGCAGATTATCCCAACTAATGGTAATCCAACAGCTGCAGTGTCTTCACTTCCACCAGAAGCTATTTCATCTGGTACAGGTGCAGTATTAGAACACTTACAGCTTATTAAAGAACAAGCTACAGGAATGTCTAAGGCCGCGCAAGGACTTAATGATACACTTTATGTATCAGGAAACTCTGAGCAAAAACTTAGCGCTGTTCAATCAGCAGCACAAAAAAGAATCCAGCATATCGCGCGTAGATTTGCGGAGACTGGATTTAAGCGGTTGATTAGTGGCATATACGAAGCCATGGTTAAAAATATGAAAGGCAAGCAATCTTATGCGTTAGATGGTGTATATCAAACTGTTAATATGTCTGAATTACCTTCACGCATGGATGTAGAGATTTTCCTTGATGTAGGAGAAAACTCTAATGCTACGTTAATTAATAAGCTTGGAAAAATTGGTGCAGAAATTTTACCTACACTTAATAATCAAGGTGCAGGTATTGTGATTAAACCAGAAGCACCTGCTGTTCTTGCAACTAAGTTGATTGAAGCTATGAACATTGATAGTAATGATTTTCTTGAAGATTATACTACGGATGAATTTAAACAAAAAGCTCAACAAGTTATTCAACAACAGACTCAAGCTAAAGAAATTGAAAAACAAGCAAATCAAAAGAAAATGCTTGCCGAAGCTGCTTTGTCTGAAGCAAATGTAATGTATACTCAGGCACAAGCTAAAAATACAATGGATGATAATGCTAGACAACTTGCAGTATCTATTGATAGACATTTCCAAGAATGGGCAGAACTTACAGTTAAGTCTGTTAAGGAAGGTGCAGAAATACCTCCGCATCCTTCTTATGAACAAATTCTTATGTTGGCTAGAAACATTATCAGTCCACAACAACAAGGATAATTATGGAAAAATACCGTGAATCAGCTGAGAAGAGGCTGGGTAATAAGAAATCATACGGTAATCATAAAATCCATCCTGAAGAATTGGCGCGAAGGGCTCATGTAAAGGGTCACTTCGCCGCCAAGGAACGTGATGAATTTTTTGATGAAGTATATGGTGAAGTCTTAATAGACTTCTTTGTTGAATGGTTAAAGACAGAACCACATGAAACAAAATCTCGAGAGTTTCTCTACTCTTCGGCTATGGCGCTAGGTAGCGTTAAGCAGAAAATGACTGACTTTGAGATGTACGGGAAAAACATCCCATACCTAACGGAGGACAACAATGGCGAAACGAATAATTGATTACCAAAAACTTGTCGATAACTACGACACAATGATAGAAACGCTTGAATATGATTCACAGCGTAGTGGTGGTAAAGCTAAACTTAATGCTAATGTTTTAGCTAGTATGCATGATCTACGAGATAGGTATGCTAAAAAACTTAAAGCTACCCCTATTAAAGGAGGTAATTAAAAATGAATAATCCTGAAGCAGAACTTGACTCTACCCAATTGGATGATTCAAATGCAATGGATCAAGGTCGAACTGAAGAGGAATTGCTGGCTGACATTATACGAAATTCAGATTTCGTAGATACTCTACCCAATGAGCAAGTCCCTGAGTTAGACGCGGAAGAATCTGACGATGCAGACCCAGAACAGTCAGAGGAAGCCGATAACGTAGATGATGAAGAAGAAATCGAATATGAAGAAGAGGAAGCCTCAGATGCGGATGATACGTCTACCCAAGAAGCTGATGTGTATACTACGGATGATCTCGATTTGGATGCGCAAGTACTTGTCAAAATTGATGGCGAAGAAGTTGCCGTTTCCTTTAGTGACCTTATTAAAGGTTACTCTACTGAACAACATCTTTCTAGCAAGGGTCGTGAACTTGGTGACGCTCGTAAAGCAATGGAGGAAGAATACAATGCAAAAGCTAATGAATTGCAAACTATGTCTCAAGCCTCTGCTGCAATACTTTACGATGCTGAACAAAAATACTCTAAAGAATACCATGATATTGAGTCTCAAATTGAAAAAGCTCGCGATGAAGGAGATACCTACGAAGTTAATGAACTTAAAGACAAACGTGAACAAGTTCAAAAACAGTATTGGGAAGCTCGTAATCAGCGCGAAGCAATTGTTAAAACAGTTCAAGAACGAACTGAAGAAGCAACTACAAAAGCTTGGGAAGAGCAAGTAAATTATTTCCATGAAACAATCCCTACTATGATTCCCGATTTCAATGAAGATGTTGCAATGAAAATTCGTGACTTTGCAGAAGGTGAAGGAATTCCAGGTGAGCTACTAGATACTATAGCAGATCCTGTAATTGTTAAGTTTGTTGATGACTATAGACGCTTAAAAGAAGGCGTAAGTAAAGGACAAGCTAAACGTAAAGTAACTACTGTAAAGAAAGCGCCTATTAAAAAAGTTAGAACTCGTAATCAAAAACAGATTGACGAGTCCGAAGCAATAAGACAACGGGCGCTAAGCGAAGATGCAAGTCAAGAGGATCAAATGGCATTTCTGAGGGGTATGGCTAATCGCTCATTAAACAACATATAATACCTTGGAGGGTATAAAAAATGGCTAACGAACTCGGTGTACGCGGCACTGGTGGACCAGCAGGTCCAGCTCGCGGAACTGGCAAAGACGTCTCACAGCGTGAGGATCTTGCAAACTTTATCACAATGATTACTCGTGATGAAACTCCTTTTACTTCTTCGATCGGTAAAACCAAAGCAACTGCAATTTACCACGAATGGCAAACAGATACCTTGGAAGCACCAGGCGATTCACGGATTGGTGAAGGTACTGATTACATCGAACCAGCATCAGGCGGCGCAACTGCAACTCCTGCAGTTGGTACTAAATTTGCTATCGATGGTCCAAACCGCACACGTTTGGGTAACTACACACAGATCAATGGTAAGACAATTGCTGTATCAGGCACACGTCGTGCAGTTGATCAAGCTGGTGTAGCTGACGAATATGCTTATCAGCTGAAAAAGCGTGGTACAGAACTTCGCCGTGACGTAGAATTTGATATGGTTCATTCAATGAACGTATCAAACGCTGTTGGCACTCAGAATGCTAACTCACGTGCAGCTGGTGGCTATCAGGCATTTATTAACTCTGCTGATACAGTTGATTACGTAGGTGAGTTCCAAGCTCCATCTGCAGCAACTACTGGCGCAGGGACTGATGCCAATGGCACAGCAATTCCACGTTCAAGCATTGCTGGCTCAACTACTGCTCCTGATCGTGATCCTTTGGCACTGACTAATATTGACGGTGTTATGCAAAAGATTTACGAAGAAGGTGGTAAGGCAACTAAAATTATGTTGTCTCCAAAGCTGCGGCGTGACTTCTCTGACCTAATGGTTGGTGACACAGGCGTACAGCGTAACATCGATGCTTCTGGCAAACTGCGTCAATCAGTTGACGTATACATGTCAGACTTTGGTGACTTGATGGTAATTCCTAACTACATCATGGGCTTGACAAATAACTTTGCATTTACAGGTGACAACAACGTTGCTCACTCTGGTGCAGGTGTAACTAACCTTGCTAACTTTGCTGCATTGATCTATGATCCAATGTGGTTTGCTATGTCATATCTGCGTCCTCTTGCAGAAGT